AGGGGTGAGGTGGCATACGAGAGAGTAAAAGGTATCGACGGCGGACTTGTGGACAACCCGTCGGCTGCTGCGGCACCGGAAGCTATCAACGATGCCAGACTGCAGCTCGAGATGTTCGAGCCGAGGATATCGGTCGATGATGTCGATATCGAGGGAACGCTCGCAGAGACCGGTAACATGCTTCTCAATGTTTCGATGCATAGGAAGGAGGACGAGGAGTCATGAGCGATATCAATTTTGTGGAGACTGACAGCAGCGCCATCCTAACCACCATTTTGGAAGCGCTCGAGAATGGATGCGGCGAGCCGCTCTATCCGGGCGACGAGCGCAGGATATTCGGCGAGTCAGCACTGGCGCCGCTTTTTGTATCTCTTTTCTCGGCCATCAATGACGGATGCCGGCAGAAGCTCCTCCGATACGCACGCGGAGATGTTCTCGATGCTCTCGGTGAAAATCAGCACATCAATCGTCAAGAACCGATCAGCGCTACCGTCACACTTCGCTTCTACATAGACGAAGCCTATTCAAGTAACATCACAATCCCTGCGGGGACGCGGGTCACAAGCGACTTCATACGCTACTTCGCAACTAATGCGACGGTCATCCTACCCGCAGGCTCAACCTATGCCGAGGTGGCTGCGACAGCGACCGAAGGCGGTTCTGCTCACAACAACATCAGCATCGGAGCGCTTTGTATCATCGTCGACACCTCCGACATCCCGCTAATCGACGGAGTGACCAACACCACCGCCAGTGCCGGCGGATCCGATCAGGAAAGCGACGATGCATACCGTGAGCGCATCAGGAACGCCGACTCGGCGATCTCCACCGCGGGACCGGCTGCGGCATACCGTTACTGGGCAATCGCCGCCGACTCCACTCAGATCGCAGACGTCGTCGTTGAGAGCGAGATCCAGACCCTCAGCAAGACGCTCGCGGTCTACTACAACAGCGGCGCCACGGCGCGTTATGCTTTTATGGGTGGTAATCATCTCGACACCGGCACATTGATTGTTTATCCACACGGCAGCAGCACACCGGCGGCGCTCACCACCGACTACACCATAAGCTACACCAACAACCTGTTGATCATCAGTATCGTATCCGGTGGAGCGCTCGCCTCGCAGACGCAGATCGACATCACGATTGATGAGACGCAGGAAGGCAGCGTAATCATCACGCCCGTCTGTTACGGCGGGGATATCCCGGACGAGGATCTTTTGGCGCTCGTTTATGAAAGCTGCACCAGCAGTAAGGTTAAACCACTCACCGATAAGGTCACTGTGCAGGCTCCGTCCGTTGAGTCCTACGATATCGAGCTGACATACTACACCACAGCGGCGGACGAATCCGCCTGTGTGGAGTCGGTCGAAGGGGAAGGCGGTGCGATCGACCGGTATGTTTACTGGCAAGGCAGCAGCCTTAACAGGGATCTCAATCCCGATTATCTCCGCAAGCTGATCCTTTCTCCGAACTGGGACGGTGGAGTTGCTGCAACGCGGGTAATCATCACGAAGCCGGTCTATAAGGATCTGCCGAGCACTACGATTGCCAAGTGGTCCGGCGCGATGACCGTCAACCATATCGTGAAGGAGGGAGTCAATTGAGCCAGACAGTCAGCTCACCGAACGCCCTGAAGCTCCTACCGACCTTTATGCGCAACGACGAAGCGAACATCGCCCTCAGCTCCGCGGTCGATACCCTGATCGCCGATCCTGGAAGCCGGGCGAAACAGCTCCGGGTCTGGGATCAGATCGACAGCCTTCCGGAAGCCTCTCTCGATGAGCTTGCATGGGAGCTAAACATCGACTGGTACAAGGACACCATGAGCATCGCTGTAAAGCGGGCAACCATTAAAGCCGCCAGGCTCATCAAGGAGCACCGCGGGACCAAGTGGGCTGTTGAACAGCTCATGGCCAGCATCTTCGGCAGCGGCACCGTTGTTGAGTGGTATGAGTACGACGGGATGCCGCACCACTACAAAGTGCAGACGGAATATCCGGAATACTCGGCTGAGATCGTGAAGGAATTCAAGCATGCGCTCGCGGCCGCTCAAAGATGCAGCTCGGTGCTCGACGCCATTGAGTTCATCGCATACAGCTCGGCAGTCACGTCTTATGCAATCGTGGCTGGTGTCGGTGCTCAGATCGTCGAATTTGGCACAGCCATCAACTACTAAGGGGGACAAACTATGTGGTCTGACGCAGTAATAACCAACGCAGGCAAGGCACTCCTCGCAGCGTGGGTCAGCGGAGGGACATTGAATATCGTCAGTGCAGCCGCAGGCTCCGGCACAGTCTCAGCGGCTGCGCTCATGGCACAGACAGCTCTCGTTAGCGAGAAGCAGAACATGAGCATCATCAGCATGGAATCGGTCACCGGAGGCATCCGTCTGAAGCTGCAGCTGACCAGCGAAGGAGTGACGACCTCATACACGCTCAACCAAATGGGCATCAAGGCCAGCCTCAGCGGAGGATCCGCAACTCTCCTGGCACTGTTCCAAGACAGCTCCGGTATCATCATCCCGACATACGCATCCATGCCGGACTTCGTGTTCACATTCTATGCCACCTTGCAAATGTCGAACTCCGGCAGCTTATCCGTAACGCTTGACACTTCTGCCGTGATATCGCTCTCCACGATGAATGAGGCAATTGAAGCACACAGCTCCGCCGCCGACGCGCACGCTGCGCTGTTCGCGGACAAGCTTGACAAGGACGGTGACGGCAGCAATCTTACCGAGGTGTTCGTACAGGCCGCGACACGCGCGAACATCCTCACCGGCGAGAATCACGCAACCATCTTCGGTAAGATCAAGAAATTCTTCGCCGATCTCGGGACGGCGGCATTTAAATCCTATGGAAGCGCAAGCGGAAATGTGCCGGAGATTGGTTCTGCTCTTGGTACGACCGATAATGTGCCCGTCGTAACGAATACCAGTGGTCAGCTCAAGCCACATGCATCTGGCGCTTTAGGTACAGCAGCATTCAAAAACACCGGGACAGCAAACGGTGTCGCGGAGCTGGGCAGTGATGGAAAAGTATTGTCTTCACAGCTCCCCTCTTATGTCGATGATGTCCTCGAGTATGCGAGCCTATCGGTCTTTCCCACAACAGGTGAAAGCGGAAAAATCTATGTAGCGCTCAATACAAACCTCGCCTATCGATGGGGCGGGTCAGCTTATGTTGAGATATCTCCCGGCGTAGCTTTGGGCGAAGCATCAGAGACCGCATACCGGGGCGATCGCGGAAAAACCGCATACGATCACAGTCAAGCGTCGGGTAATCCACACGGCACAACGGCTGCGCAGGTTGGCGCGGATCCTGCGGGAACCGCATCGTCAGCTATAACTGCGCACAACACAAATCTCTTGCACAAACAGGCGTATGGAGTTACGCAGTCTGGTGATTATTCAAACGCCGAGGGTTACGGTACTGTCGCGGGGTATACAGGAAGCGTGTCTAAAAGTAGTGACACCAGCATAGGAGCTTTTACTCACGCTGAAGGTAATGGTTCCAAGGCATCTGGCAACACTGCGCACGCTGAGGGTAAAGGTACCGTAGCTAGCGGTGAATTCACTCATGCAGAGGGAGGTTACACTACCGCTGCAGGGGGTTCCTCTCATGCTGAGGGGAATCACACTAACTCGAACGGGATAAACAGTCATGCCGAGGGGTTATATACACAGGCAAAGGGATCGTGTTCACACGCCGGGGGTGCCTACACAACCGCAGATACCTACGCTTCACGCGTCTTTGGTCAATATAACAAAGTATTAACAGGTGGTCAAACTTACTCATATTCAGGCACGGCTGACGCATTTGTCATAGGCAACGGGACGAGCGCATCTGCTCTTGCAAACGCTTTCCGCGTGACCTTTGATGGCAAAACCTACGGATTGTCGGCGTTCAACAGCACAGGCGCAGACTATGCAGAGTTTTTCGAGTGGCTTGATGGAAACCCGAACAGCGAAGATAGGACAGGCTATTTCGTTACACTCGACGGCGACAAGATACGCAAAGCAACAGCGGCAGATGATTACAAACTCGGTGTTATATCTGCACAGCCTTCCGTCGTCGGCGACAGCTTCAACGACGCGTGGAACGGTATGTATCTCCGTGACGAGTGGGGACGGATACTGTATCATGATGTTACGGTTGCCGCTGTTCTTGACAGTGACGGCAATGTAATCGACCCCGAACGCGTTGACTATGTTCCGCAGCTTAATCCTGAATGGGACAGCTCACAGCCTTATGTGCCGCGTGAACAGCGTCTCGAATGGGCAACGGTCGGCATGATGGGTAAGCTGCTCGTCCGGGACGACGGGAGCTGCATCGTCAACGGATTTTGTTCGCCTAATGACGACGGCATCGCAACGGCAAGCCCGAGCGGCTATCGCGTCATGAAAAGGATATCCGACAGCATTGTCCAGATACTTTTGAAATAGTTCCAAACCGCCGGAGGGCGGTATTTTTATTGCAGGAGAAGACGCATGACGAATGAAGAACTCAGCATCAAGCTTACCGAGGTTGATCAGCGAGGCCAGTCCAACACGCACCGCATCGACAAGCTCGAAAAAATCACCGATGCGATATATAGCCTGGCAAACTCAGTCAGCATCGTTGTCACCAAGCAGGACGAGCTCTGCAAAAAGGTCGATAAGCTCGACAGTAAAGTATCAGCGCTCGAAGGGATACCGGGTAGCCGGTGGAACGGTCTCGTTGAAAAGCTTATCTGGGCGATCGCCGGCGCCCTCGTGGTCTTTCTGCTTGCGAAGATCGGCGTAACATGAAGAAGAAACTGGGCTTTACGAACCGGGCGGCGGTGTTTGTCCTGCTGGAGGACGCAGCCATCACCGCCGCCGTGCTTTATCTCTGCTG